ACCTACATCACGCCAGCCGTGCAGCTGGCAGGGGGCAATTCCATCACCTCGATTTTTGAGGCCAGCTTGCCCGCTGGTTCAGCTGTACAGGTGGCATGCAGCACCGACAACGGCGCGACTTGGGTAGATGTGCCCTTTGACAGCAGCAGCGCGCAAACGGCCGGCAATGTGGAGCTGACCCACAAAAAGACCGGCCTGGCAGGCGCTGCATTGCGCCTGCGCCTGCGGCTCTCGGGCAATACCAATGCCCGGCCCAAGGTGCGCGATCTGCGCGCGGTGATTCTGTAAGGGGGGGCCATGGCAATCCAAGAAGACAAAACAGACTTCTTCGGGCTGGAGCTGCCCTACGCGGGCAACCCGCTGGCAGTGGATGTGGAGCGCCTGCGGGCGCTGGGCCGCGCCGTAGACGATGCGCTTAATGGCCTGCGCGAGTTGATCGACGGCAAGGCAGGAGCGCAGGAGGTAGACGGGGCGCTCGATGCGCTGCAGGTGGCCATCAATGATATGGGCGCCGCGCGCGTGCATTCCGTCAATGGCAAAGCAGGAGTCGACATCACCCTGGCGCGTGCCGATCTGAAACTGGGGCCAGCCAATGGACCAAGCACCACCAGTATTGCCTACGACACGAGCGGGCGTGTTTCGGTGGTAACCGAGATGATCGACGCCAAGGAATCGGTGACCGTCATGAGCTATGACGCGGCCGGGAACGTCAAGACGGTGGCCACCACCTACGACGGGCGCAAGCGCACCGAAACCATGACCTACAACAACGGGCGGCTGGAAGGAATCACCGCAACAGAGGGGGCAGCATGAGTACTTCTTTAATGGTCCAAGCCCTGGCCAAACTGGGCGAGCTGGCCACCAACATGGGCACGGCGCTGACCAATATCGCGGCGGTGCAAACCACCGCAAACGCCATCCGCACGGACGTTGCCAACGCGAGGGACAACGTCAACGCGACGACAAATGCGGCGCGCGATAACGTCAAGGCCCATGTATCAGCGGCTGTCGGTGGTGTCAATGCCGTGGCGTTTAGGAGCGTGCAGAACATCGCAGTGACCGCTGCATTCAATGCAGGAAATGGTGGGCTTGGTAGTTCTGGGTGGTGTGATGTGGCGATATCTGCCGTGAATATGTCGAAGGCATTCGTTATAAACGGTAGGCAGATGTATGGAACATCCAGCAACGGGTACTTTGCTGTCTATCGGTTAATCAGCTCTAACGTGGTGCGGATCGAAACATTCTTTGGTAGCCCTGGGTCCGGGGCCAACATATTTTTCACGGTAGTAGAAAGCAACTGATGCAGAAATACGCTTTTCTGAACACTGCAGGTGTTTGCGACATGGAAGGGGTCTATGGTCAGCCCCTCATGCCCCTGCCAAGCAATGCGATTCGGTTGGATGACGGCGAATCGCGCCTGGGACAGAAGTGGACAGGCAGCAAGTGGGTGCCCGTGGCCGCGCAGGCTGACCAGCGGCCCATGATCGTGGTGGAGAACATCACGGCCGATGCAGGGAGCAACGCACACACGATCATTGCCGATAACTTCGCCGAGGTGCGCACTGTGGTGGGCGCTGTGCTGGCTATCACTGTTCGCATGGAGGTGGGCGGCCAGCTCTACCCGATCAATGAGGCATTCGACATGCCCATTACCAGTGTCGATGGCCGCGTGTACCCCAAGCGCGTGTTGTTTGAAGCGGGCCGCGCTACGTTCACCATCACGATGACGGAGCCCCGGATCTGGAACGTCACAGCGGAAATGATCAACAGCAGCCTGCCCCCTGAAAAGCACATGCGCTTTGCGGGCCTGCGCGTGGTGGCCGCTGAGATTTAGGCCCCACTTCCCACCCCATCACACAACCCGCCCAGGCGGGTTTTTTTGTGCCTGCCGCAGCCACAGTGCCCGCTGCTGGCCTTAGCGCGCGGGCGAAAGCATGATGGAAACCTACACAGCGCAAAGGCGCAAACACACCTGAATCAACACAAGGTTTGCACATGGCTACTCAAAGTTTTCACCACGGCATTCGCGTCTCTGAAGAGAGCGGCGGAACCAACGTGCTGCGCCTGGTCTCGACAGCCGTTATTGGCCTGGTGGCCACTGCGCAGGATGCCGACCCGGAATTTTTCCCATTGAACCGGCCGGTTCTGGTAACCAACATCAGCCGCGCGCAAGGCATGGCAGGCACCAAGGGCACGTTGAAGGCTGCACTTGATCGCATCGCCTTGCAGACGCGTCCCGTGTTGGTCATCGTACGCGTGGCAGAGGGTGAAGGGGAGACCGAGGAAGAAAAGGCTGCTGACCAAACCAGCAAGGTGGTGGGCACCAACACCTTGGGCATGCGTACCGGCATCCAAGCCCTGCTGGCCGCCCAGAGCCAAACGGGCGTGCGGCCGCGCATTTTGGGTGCGCCGGGCCTGGACACCAAGCCTGTAGCGGATGCACTGGCAAGCGCCTGTCAAGCTCTGCGCGGATTCAGCTACGTTTACGCATGGGGAGCAGGAGATGTATCCGAAGCGCTGACATACCGTGAACAGCTGGGCCAGCGCGAAACCATGCTCATCTGGCCCGATGTGATGGACTGGGACACAGCGACCAACAAGAATGTGGCAGCGGACGCAGTGGCTTATGCCCTGGGCATGCGTGCACGCATCGACCAAGAAATGGGATGGCACAAGAGCCTGTCCAACGTGGTGATTAACGGCCCCACGGGGCTGGCAAAAGATGTGTCGTGGGATCTGCAGAGTTCTTCCACTGATGCGGCACTGCTCAACCAGGGGGAAGTGACCACCATCATCAATCACAAGGGTTACCGCTTCTGGGGCAACCGGACCTGCAGCGCAGACGACAACTTTGTGTTTGAAGTGGCAGTGCGCACTGCACAGGTGCTGGCCGACACCATTGCAGAAGGCTTCTTTGAATTTGTGGACAAGCCCATGTCGCCGCGCCTGGTGCGAGACATTGTGGAAACCATCAACGCGCGCTTCCGCAGTCTGAAAGCTGACGGCTACATCCTGGGCGGCAAGGCCTGGTTTGATGAGGAAATCAACACCGTTGAAAACCTCAAATCCGGCAAGCTGACCATTGACTACGAATACACCCCAGTGCCGCCGCTTGAAGACCTGAGCTTCCGCCAGCGCATCACCGACAAATATCTGGTGGACTTCGCTTCGCAAATGGCATCGGCCAGCTGAAAGCACGCCTTGCCACTCAAACTTGACCAAGGATAAAAAATGCTTCCACGCCAATTATTCAATTTCACTGTGTTTGCCGATGGCGGCGACTATCGCGGCGAGATCCCTGAAATCACGCTGCCCACCTTAACGCGCAAGCTGGAAGAGTACCGCGCCGGCGGCATGGATGGCCCTATCGATCTGGACTTTGGCCAAGAGAAGATGGAGGCCGAACTCAAGGGCGCGGGCTTCTTGGCAGGCCTCGCCACGAAGTGGGGCGCCCGTCAGCATGACGCAACCATGCTGCGTTTTGTGGGCGCACTTTCGCGCGGAACATCGGAGGCGTTGGAAAGCTGCGAAGCCGTTATGCGCGGCCGCCTTGCGAAGATTGATCCGGGCAGCAGCCAGGCCGGTGAGAAAACTGAGCAAACCTACAGCTACAGCTTGAGCTATTTCCGTCTGACCGTTGGCGGCATCACGATGTTTGAAATCGATATCGTCAATATGGTCTGTGTTGTGGATGGCGTGGACATCATGGCCGAGGTGCGCGCAGCACTGCAAATTTAGGACGGCCGCAAGAAAGTTTCTCTTGGTGAAGGGGCTGAGCGGGCCGGGCCGAAGCAACCCGGCGGGGCCCGCTCTTTTTTGATTTGAAAAGGGGTATGACATGGAAGACGCAGAAGACAAGATGAACGACACCGCCAAGGTGGGTGAAGGTACGCATCAACCTGGCCAGGCCAGCCCGGCAGATGCCCCATTGGATGACACCATCAACGGCCGCCCATTCCAAGCTGTGCCTTTGGAGGTGCCGATCAAACGTGCAGGCGGTGACATTACTGAGCTGAAGGTGCAAAAGCCTCTGGGCGGTGACCTGCGCGGGCTTTCGCTCAAGAGCATTGCAGACATGGACGCGGTGTCCATCCAGATCCTGCTGCCACGCATTACCGTGCCGAGCATCATTCAGGCCGAAGCCAATGCGCTGGATCTGGTGGACTTGGCCAACTGCGGCGGAGTGATCTGGGATTTTTTGCACCCTATGGCAGTGCGCAAGGCGATGCGCGCATAGAGGATTGGATGGCCGATATTGCGGCCGTCTTCCACTGGCCACCCGATGTAATGGGCCAGTTTGCGCTTGAAGAGCTGATGCAGTGGCACCGCCGCGCGCAAGAGCGTTACAAGCAAAAAATGCAGCTGATTGCCCAGCTCCTGGGCGCAACAATCAAATGAGGTGAGCAATGGAGCGGCTTCGGTTAGACGTCATCCTGAACTGGAAAGAGAAGGTGACCGGGCCGCTCAGGCGCGTAATGGCCGGTAGCACCGCCACATCGCGCTCGCTCAAAGGCTTGCGTGAGAACTTGAAGCAACTGGAAAGCCAGCAAGGGTTGGTGAACCAGTTTCGCAATGCACATAAGGCCAGCAAAGGCTTGCGCGCTGAGATTGACGCACAGAAGCGCAAGATCCGCGAATTGGCAGCAGAGCATGCTGCTGCGGGCTCGGTTACTGATGCCATGGCCCGTCACATGGTGCGCGCCAAGGGCGAGTTGGCCAGCCTGCAAGCGCGTGTCTCGCCGCTGCGCCAGTCCATTCAGGGCCTGACCACCCGCATGGAGCAGGCGGGGTTTTCTACCCGTGGACTCAAAACCCATGAAGCTGGCTTACGCGTGGAAATGGAGCGTACCAATAACGCCATCGCCAAGCAGAAGCAACGCCTGCAGCAGCTGAGTGCTGCGCAAAGCAACCTGCAGCGCATGGGTGCCAAGGGTGCTGCCATTACAGCGGCCGGTGTGGGTGGGCTGTATGCGAGCCGGCGGGCCGCCACGGCCATGGCGCCGATGATGGGGCAGGGCAAGAGTGTAGAAATGGAGGGGATGCGCATTCATGCGCTGGGCCTGGGTGCCGACGAATCAAACAAGGCCATCGACTTCGCCAAGGGCTTCAAGAGCTATGGCACCAGCCAGCTGGACAACATGCAGCTGATGCGTGACGCGGTAACGGTGTTCAACGACCGGCACCACGCGGAAGAGGCCTTGCCGTTCCTGGCCAAGATGAAGTTTGCGAACGAGGCAGCCTTTGGCGCGGAGCATGGCGCCGATAACGAAAAGAAGTTCATGGACATGATGAAGGTTATTGAAATGCGCAACGGCGCCAATAACCGCGAGGACTTCGAGCGCAACGGCAATTTGGTGCAGCAGGTGATTACCGCGACCGGCGGACGCGTGGGCGCGGAGGATTGGCTGAACCTGATCAAAACGGGCGGAGTTTCAGCCAAGGGCATCAGTGAAAAGGAATTCTTCTATCGGCTGGAGCCGCTGGTGCAGGAAATGGGCGGCCACCGCGTAGGCACCGGGATGATGAGCGCCTACCAGAATATCTACCAGGGGCGAACTACCAAGCGGGCGGCCAACCAACTGGATGAGCTGGGGTTGATTGCAGACCCTACAAAGGTCAAGCATGACAAGGTGGGCCAGATTGCGCAGCTTGGAGTCGGCGCGCTCAAGGGCAGCGACATTTTCCAGCGCAGCCAGTTTGAATGGATGGAGAAGATCCTTCTTCCGGCCCTAAATGCCAAGGGCCTGACCAGCGAAAAGCAGATTCTGGATGCGATGGGCGGCATTTTCAGCAACCGCAATGCGGCCGGGCTGTTTGCCACCATGTACCAGCAGCGCGGCATGATCAACAAGAGCTTTGCTCTCAACGAACATGCCGCCGATGTAAACACGCTTTATGGGCTGACCAAGGGAACCGCATCGGGCGAAGAAATCGAATTGCTCAAGCGGCGGGACGATCTTTATGGGCGCATGTCCGCCACACTGTTGCCGGCCTATGTGAAGCTGCTCCAGGTGGTGACGGAAGCAACGGAAGGGGTTTCCAAGTTCGCGGCCGAGAATCCGCGGTTAACCAAATACCTGTTGTACGGTGCTGGTGCCCTGGGTCTGTTCACCGTGGGCCTAGCCGCGCTGGCCGTGCCCATTGGTCTGATAGTCGCCAAGGGGGCGCTGCTGCGATTTGTGCTGACACGCGTCGGGCTGGGATTCATCAGTTGGGGCAATGCTGCGCGGGCAGGTGGCACCGCACTATCTTGGCTGTGGGGCATGCTTGGCAAAGGCGCTGGGCTGCTGATGTCCGCCGGGCGCTGGCTATGGAGCCTGGGCGGAACACTGCTGCGCTTGGTGCCGGTAGTGCTGCGCTTCTTGGGCCCCTGGGGCATGCTGGCTGCTGCAGTGGCAAGTGCTGCGGCCTATATCTGGGCGAACTGGGAAACGCTCGGGCCAAAGTTTGCCGGCTGGTGGAACACATTCAAAACCGGATTCATGGATGGGCTTAACTATGTGCTTGGGCTGCCCATGCGCTTTTTTGAGGCCGGTGCCAATCTGATGGATGGCATGGTGAATGGCATCACCAGCCGTCTAGCGGCTGTGCGTGACGCAATAAGCGGGGCGGCCGATGGAGCAATTGGATGGTTCAAAGAAAAGCTGGGCATTCATTCGCCAAGCCGTGTATTTATGGAGCTGGGCGCCAATGTGAGCGAAGGCGCGGCTCTGGGCATTGAGGGCAGCACGGGCCGGGCAAAGGCTGCAGCGCTGGGTCTTGCTGCTGCTGCGATGGTGCCCATGCCAGGTTTGGCGATGCCTTCCATCATGGCTCCGGGACTGGCAATGCCAGGTGTTGCAGTTGCTGGACAGGGCATGGCTGGTGCGGGCACTGGATCGCAAATTGTGGTGAACATCTATCCGCAGCCAGGTATGGACGCTGCAGCGATTGGCCGGGCGGTAGCGGTGGAGCTTGACCGCAGGGAGCGCGATCGAGGCACCCGCCGGCGCAGTGGCTATACAGACATGGAGTAACAGAGCATGCTTGCAGCCCTGGGCCAATTTGTATTTGCGCTGGATAACTTGGCGTATGAAGAAATGCGCCGCAACAATGAATGGCGGCACCCGGAGAACAGCCGTGTAGGGGCTGAGCCAGCGCGCCAGTTTGTAGGCAAGGGCTCGGAAACCATGACGCTGAGCGGCCTGCAGGCGCCTGAACACTTCGGCGACCGTAAGGCTATCGACAAGCTGCGCGCCATGGGTGATACCGGTGCAGCCTTTGCGCTGGTGAATGGGGCCGGTGAAATCTTTGGGGCCTGGGTCATTCTGAGCATTGAGGAAACCGGCACTTTGCCAACGCCCGAGGGTGTGGCGCGGCGCGTGGAATTCTCCATCAACCTGGCGCGCGTGGCCGATGTGCAGGCGGATCCCACCGGAGGTGCCGAGGATGGCGACGGCGAAGATCCGCAGGATTGGGGCGACGACCTTGATTGGCTGTTGAACTGACATGCAACCAGATCTGCAGAACCCCCAAGGGGTATACCAGCAGCCCAGCTACAGCATCACCGTGGATGGGCGGGATTACACCCCCGCCATTCGTGCGCGGCTTATCCGCTTGAGTTTGCGGGAGGCACGAAGCGGCGAGGCTGACCAGCTCGACATTACGCTTGATGACAGCGATGGAAAAATGCGAATCCCCGCCAGAGGCGCCAAGGTGGCGCTTCGGCTAGGCTACACGCGCGGTGGCAGCATGGCTGACAAGGGTGAATTTGTGGTGGATGAGGTGGAACACACTGGCGCCCCTGACCAAATCAATATCACCGCCCGCAGCGCCAACATGCGCGGCAAACTGCGCAGCCGGGCCAGCACCAGTTGGCACCGCAAGACCCTGGGCGATGTGGTGGGCGATATCGCCAAGCGCAACGGGCTGGAGCTGAGCATAGAACCCGGCATGGCCGCCAAGCAGATCCAGCATATCGACCAGACCAACGAAAGCGACATGCATTTTCTGTCACGCGTGGCGGGCCAAAATGATGCTGTTGCCACCGTCAAAAAGGGCAGGCTATTGTTTCTGCCGATGGGCACCGCAGCCAACGCCAAAGGCCAGGCCTTGCCCACTGTCACCATCACCAGACAATCAGGGGACAAGCACCGGTATCACAGCGCAGACCGCAACAGCTACACCGGTGTGCGCGCCTATTGGCATGACAAAGACAGTGCGCAACGCAAGTCAGCCATTGAAGGTGGTGAGGACAACCTGAAAACCCTCAAGGAAAGCTACGCCAGCGAGTCGGCCGCCCTGTCAGCTGCGCGCGCTGAGATGGGCCGTCTTGCCCGAGGGGAATCCACCTTTGAGCTAACCCTTGCGCTGGGCGATCCGTTCCTGATGGTGCAAGGCACGTTTACCGTGCAAGGTTTCAAGGCCGAGATAGATGGCACTGCTTGGCTAGCCAAGGCTATCGAGCACACCCTTGATGATCAAGGGCTGATAACCCGCTTGGAGCTGGAGCGCAAAGGTAGCGGCAACACATCTACAGGCGGCGCGACTGTGGCTGCCGATGAATGGGACGATGCTGGCCAGGATCTGCCAGACGACGGCCAAGACCTGAGCGAATAGCCAGCATTGAAGCGCCAAAAATATATGTGCAACCATTGCATTGTGCAATAGTTGCACATATAATAGAGCCATGCCAACGATCACCCGCCTCTCTAACTGCACGATCAACATGTATGCCGCTGATCACCCGCCCCCGCATTTCCATGTGCGCATGGGTGATGGCCGGCAAGCGCTGGTGGCAATCATCGGTCAAGCAGTGTTGAGGGGTAACATTCCAGCACGCGAGTTGGTAGAGCCCATCGCTTGGGCCAGCGCGAATGTGGAATATTTGATGTTGAAATGGAAGGAGCTAAACCCATGAGCAAGGCATTCACCCTGATGGCCGTTAAGGCCAAGGCTGGCCAGGTGCTGCACCTGGTGTTTGCGGATGGCGCCGAATTTGATGTAGACCTGAGCCGCATCATTGCCAAGCACCCGACCATTGCCGACCTGGCAGATCCGGCCATCTTCAAACGCGCCAAGGTAGGCGAATGGAAAGACACCGTAACCTGGGGCACTGATGACCTGGAACTGGCTGCAGACAACCTGCGAGCCCGTGCGGTAGAGCAAGCCGGTGGCTTTTCGCATGAGGACATTGTGAAATGGATGCATCAGCACAAGCTCACGCAACTGCAGGCCGCCGAAGCGCTTGGACTTTCGCGCCGCATGCTGGCCTACTACCTGAGCGGCGAGAAGCTGGTGCCGCGCACCGTGGCGCTGGCCTGCATTGGCTGGACACAAGCTAGGGCTGCCCACGATGAACGGTTTGCATTAGCCGCGTAGCGCCTCACCCTCACCACACCCTCTACAAGGCCCGCCCCGTGCGGGCCTTGTCATTCCTGCTGCCTGGCTTGGACGCACCGAGCAGGACTGCCACCGCCCCTGAACCGCAAAGCCCGCACGGCGCGAAGCGATATGCGGGCCTAGGACGCAAAAAAGTCCATCACCCAGCCCGCCCCCTTGGTCCGGCTGTGCGGGCCTTGCCTGCGCACGCCTGCGCCCTCCAGGCCCTGCAGGTGTCCGGCCCCTGCCCATAGGAATCACCCATGACCCCCTCTCTACCCCGCTGCGCGCAGTCGAGACCCCGCCGCGCCTGCGCGCTAAAAGGGTGTGTTTCGTCGGGGGCGTCGTAATAGGGCGGCGCTAAGCCTGGTGGGGCCTTGAAGCCGATTTTGCCCGGGGGGAAAGCGACGGGAAACGTCGGGAAAATGCCATTTTTGTCATCAACCCGGTTTGCAGGTCACAGCGGCGAAAAAGTATCTGTGCCGCCCCACAGACCCTGGGAGGCTTTTGTGTTGGTGCTATTGGTGAACTCTAGTACTGTTCCATGCACTGCAAGCACCTTGAAGGAGGCAGATTCAGACTTGGGAAGCACTATGCAATCTCCCCTATCAAACATGGCTGAGAACTTGCTTTTTTCACCGGCCACGGTATGAGCTACGGCATTGCGATAAAGAGCCTCGCTAACGCAGCCGAAGTTGGGATGGCGTGCGACCTTTACGAGCATTTCAGGTTCAATGCGCAGCGCGGGCGCACCCGCATGCACAGCCTCATCTGCGTTGAACCAAAGCAGCATCAATGCAACAGCGCCAGGAAGGACGGGGCCAAGCCATGCGCCGAGGAACATGTGCCATCGTTTAGGTACTGCTCCTGTCTTGGGATCCTTGAGAGCGCGAGGGCTGACAAACCCGACCACACACATCACAAAGATCAGAACGGCGACCGCTGCGCAGATCCAACCGATCAATGAGCCCATTGCTTTGATTCTTTCTTTGGAATTGTTAGAAGCGTCGGCCGTTCCAACCGTAGACCACCATGCCGCAGATCCGCACCTCGTGGCCTCCGTTCAGAATGTCGGTCTGTTTGATCGCCGGGTTGTCGCTGCTGATCTCGTATCTGCCGTCAATGCGCTGCCTCACTCGCTTGATGAACAAGCGTTGGTGGGCCTCCAATACATAGACCCCATCGGCATCAACTGAGTGAATATCGGTGTCCACAAGGGCAAAGTCACCGCTTTCCAAGGTGCCGCGCATGCTGTCCCCGTAGGCATGCACTAAACGCAAAGCCTCGGGCCGGCTGCGCGGAAGGTTCATCTGCACCCAGGTTAAGGACACGGGCACATCACCCATAACTACATCTGCGGCCAACGCTTCAGTGCCGGGCCCCATGCTTCCGGTTGCACTGAGAAGTGGAATGTAGAGCGTGTCATCTGAGTGCGCAGGCTTAGGGGCTGGGCCTGTAAGAGCGGGACGCCTTGGTGCAAGCGCATCTTGACTACCGGTAGCTGGAGGGGATGTCCGCCTGCCAGTAATGATGAATGGGATATCGAGGCCAAGTTCCTGTACGGACGCAAAAAATTCAGCTTTGGGAGTTGCTAGCCCGGACTCCCAGCCGTAAATGGTGCGAGCTGGCCAATTCCCGAAGTTGCCAAAATCAGCAGCTTTTAGGCCTAAGCGCTCCCGCTCTGATTTAAGGCGTTGGCCGATTTCTGTCTTTAGTGCAGAAATTTGTTGTTCGTCCGTGCTGTTTTTTGCGTTCATAGCTTGCAATGTGCCGAAATCGGCACTATCATCTGCACCGTAGTGCATAAAAGTGTTGCACAAAGTTCTAACCGCAGGATACAGCATGCCCAAGCTTCAAACCATCAAAAAAGACAGCTACGCACCTCGCGGGCTCCAAACAGAGAAGCCTGTGGCGGTTCGCTACTTTGCTGATGAGAGAGCAGAGTTGGAGCGCGAGGCAACTGCCGATGGCCGCTCTCTCTCGTCCTATGTCCGCATCGCATCGAAGCTCGGGATGGAGATCCTGAAAAAGCAGCGAGTCGAAGCTGGTGCTGCATCCTGAGCCAAACACCATGCCTGCATATTGCGCGCGCCTGCGCGCAAGCACACGCAAAACAAATTGCGCCTGGCTGCGTGGCAGGAAACAAGTCATCTAGGAGGGTGTGACCGTGAGTCAAAAACCATTAACCATGATCCGCAATAGCGGTAGCGGCCACGGGCCAGGCACCGTTGAGCGCGTGCTGCGCCAGGCGCTTGCGCAGCCAGGCAACACGGTGGCTGAGGCAGCCGGCTGGGACGCATCCAACACCAGCCGTTTCCTGTCAGGGCAGCAGGGTGTGCCCATTGGAAAGCTCGATGCAGTCTTGCAGGCGGCTGGCTACGTGATCGTCAGCCGTCGCTACTTCGACGCCACCGGTGTCATGGCAGAGGTCGGCATGTATTGCCGGTGCGCTCGGGAGGGCGGCGGCGAATGCGGCCCATCTTCACCAAGCAACTGCGCTGGCTGCCAATAAATACAACAAAGCCAAGCAGACATGAACGCCCCTACACCTATCACCAACCTGCTGCCAAGCACTGAGCAAGGCCGCGTGCTGCGCCGCGAAGGCACGCGGGTAGCCTGCCCGCATTGCGACACCCCCAGCGAGCTGCGCGATATGTGGCGCAAGGGGCCGCTGCAGTGGCAGGCCAGCTACCGCTGCGACAACGATGAATGCGGCCACACCTTTCTCACCAGTATTGAACTGGTGCGCCGCCTAAAGGCGAGCGCGCTGCAAAACCCCGCTTTGGATTTGCCTATGTCCACCCACATCCGAGAGCTTGCCGAAGCACATGGAGAGGTGCCAGCGCAGAGCCATGATTTATTCGTTGGCGTGGATCTGGACAAATTCAACATCATGCCCGCCGGGACGCTGGGTTTGCATTTCCCGCGCCGCCTGCGCAAACGCGCAAGCGCTGATGGCGAGCGAGTCGCCTGCCCTGACTGTGGAGCAGATGCGGTGATTCGCACAAGTTGGGTAATGGCCCCGCTTCTGCGCGAAACCACCTACCACTGCACCAATGAATGCTGTGGTGGCGTGTTTGTGGCGCACAAGGAAATCGTCTGCAGCCTGAGCCCAAGCGGCACGCCAAACCCCACTGTGCAACTGCCCTTGAGTGCTCACGTTCGCCGCGATGTTCTGGGCATCGTGCTGGACGCTGCAGGCTCGTACGACTACACCCCGCGCCGCACGGGTCCGGTAACCGCTGATCTGTTTGCAGGCGACAAGCCGGCAGGCGCAAGCAGCTAACGCCCGAGCCGCTCAATAGCGGCCACCCCACCACCAACCCCAATCAATTTTTGCAAGGCCTGCGGGCCTGGCAGGGGCTTTTTTTGCCCAAAAAACCTTGGATCAGCAAATGCGTACCTTCCAAATGACCTATCTAAAAGATGGCGAGCAAAAAGGCCGCTGCATTCTGGCTACAGGGATCGGTGCCGCGTACGACCGCGCATTCGATTACCTGGAGCGCATTGGTTGCCAGCTTGGTGGCTGCACCGTGTATTTGGCTTGAGGTCAGAGGAATGAAGCAAGACAAGGCCGAAGCCAACGCATTGGCAGCCGTATTGCCCTATGGCTTGCGCAAGCTGCCTGTGCGCGATGTGCCGCAGCTGCAATGCCTGGCGCCTGACTTTGAGATTGTCACGCGCAAGCCTGCGCGGCCTGAGCCCATGGTGCCCCCGCTCAAGAACCCGGCAGTCACTGTCGAGGAAGCCAAGGCCATGCTCGATGGCCTGCGCGATGAGTTTGCCAAGAAGGCCAGCGGTGGGCTGTATCGCGATGCAGCTGATGCGGAATGGCGGCGCTTGCCCATTGAAATGCGCGAATGCCTGCTGCGCGTGGCCGGTGTGCGGGCCAAGAGCAAGCCCGAGCTGCACAGCCTGGCCAGCCGCGCCTGGCAGGAAATGCCGGAAACCGAGCGCGAAGCCATCAAACGTGTGGTGCGCCTGTTCAAACGCTATGTGCTGCCGCTGTCAGCCCTGGCCGCCAAGGTCTAAATCATGGTCGGCCGCATACCCCGTCAAGAACCCAAGCGCGACAGCGTGCATGAGTGGTTGCAAAACCGCCCAACCCACGCGCTTGCAGATGCCCACCTGGAGCGGATTGTTGAATCCGCACCAGTCGAGTGGCAGGACGCGTTGCGCAAGCGGTATGCCTATGTGGAGCTGACACCCAAGAACGACCCCAAGGGCCAGGATGACAAATCCATCCGTCTGATCAAGCGCGGCACTGAGGCTTATGACAGGTGGCAGCTGCAGCAGGCGCCCGAGAGCTTCCGCGCCTGGGATCGCATGCAAGCCATGGCCGACTTTGAAGACAAGTTTGGCGCCGCGCTACGGTTTAACTTGAGCGACGAGGAGATCTGCGACTGGGCTAAAAAACTGGTGTTCGATGTAGAGGAGCTGGATGCCTGGGCATCCGTTGCAGGCGTCCCGCTGCATGCCCGTGTGGATATGGTCCGCAAGATCGTGCGTGTGATCGGAATCACCGAAGAACAGCCCATCAAAGGGGAGCCAGCAATCAAGCGGGCCAAAGACCCAAAGTGGTGGCGCAAACGCCTGCGCAGTCACGTTGCCCGGGTGGTGGAGGCTGGTTTTATCAGCATGGGCCAGGTGCATTTGCGTGAAGGCAAATATGTCAGCAATGCAGGCATGACCCGCCGCCGCCAGCAGGTGGCGCGCAACGCTGCAACGCTGCAGCAAACGCTGTTCACCAACGAAGCTGGCCAGGTCTACAACCTGGGGGAGCTGGCGGCGCTGGGCACCAGCAACCCGCTGGTGCGCGGTGGCGAGTTGATGACCCGCATCCGGGGTGCCGAAGAGTACGCAGATCAGCGGGCGCATGTGGGCTTGTTTGTCACGCTGACAGCGCCCAGCCGTTTCCATCCCATCACGGTGGGCGGTGGAACACCTGTACGAAATAAGAACTACAAGGGCGCAACACCACGCGATGCGCAGTTGTGGCTGCGTGACAAATGGACAAAAACCCGGGCCAGCCTGAACCGCCAGAATGTGCGCCCCTATGGCCTACGCGTGGCCGAGCCCCACCACGACGGCACCCCACATTGGCACGCGTTGTTCTGGGTGGAGACGGAAGAACAAGCGGAACTGCTGGAAGAAACCATTCGGCATTACTGGCTGAGCGATGGCGGTGACGAACCTGGCGCCAAGCAGAACCGCGTCAACATCAAACGCATGGTGTCGGGCGGTGCTGCGGGCTACGTGGCTAAGTACATATCGAAATCTGTCGGCCACCATGCGCTGGCTGAGCATTACGACCTGGTTGACGGCGAGCTGATCGAAATGCGAATGACGGCCCCGGCCCCTGAGAGCGACACCGAACAACCCGCGATCAGTGACAGCGCGAAGCCTGCGAAGAAAGTCAAGCCGGAAATCGTCAACGGCCATCTGCGCGTTGACGCCTGGGCCGCTACTTGGGGCATCCGCCAATTCCAAACTATCGGCATGCCATCGGTGACGGTGTGGCGTGAGCTACGCCGGGTGACGCATGACCAGCTGGAGCTGTTTGGCCGTGAGGGCGACAGCCAAACCGTGCAGGCCTTTCGCGCCTGTCACCGCCAAGGCGAGATCAAAGCTAACTGGTGCGAGTTCATGGAGGCCATGGGTGGGCATGCACTCAAGCGCACTGAATGGCACCTTGCCCCCGTGCGCCGTCATGTGGAAGAAGGCGCCGCCAACAAATACGGTGAAGAACTGAAATGCGGGCGACTGATTGGCCTGACGCCACAGCGTGGGCGCATGTGTGGCCGCTACCTGGTGAGCCGCCGCATTGCCTGGAAGCCATTTGTTCAAACCGCTGAATCGGCTGCAGCTGCTGCAGCGGACGGCACCAATTTTGAGCATGAAGAAGGCCAAGCGCAGGGCGCAGGTGCAGCCGCGTCCCGGCAGGCTCTGCCTGCCGCTTGGACTCGTTTCAATAACTGTACGGCCCGCCTGGATGCGACCCAAAACACCGAGTTGCTGACCACCAGATTGCAGGAATTGGGCAGCTTAGAGGCCGCAATCGAGGCCGTCGAGTTTGAGGAAGGCGCATGGCTATGACCAAAACCCCCGCCCAGATCAACGCCACCGCCCCCCAGCCGGGCCGCCGCGTGCGCGAAATCAGCCCGCTGCTGCAGCAGGCCCTGGAGCCGGTTGCGCACCAGCGGGTTGTCCTCCACCACCAGTACCGGTGCGGGCAGGGCGAGATCGGCGGTGAGCATCTGGGTGGGCATGGGGTCCGTTCATATTCCAAGTGCTGCAATTATTCCGCAAGCCCAGGCCCTTGCCCCTCACTGAAAATGGTGAATTTCAGCGCCATGACAGTTTCACGACCACCGCATGGCAGCGGGCAGCATGGAGCTATCAGGTAAAGCGC